CTGCCGTTTGAAGACGGTGTGGCCGACGAAGCGCAAGCGATCCACGTCATCGAGCACTTCTACAGGTGGGAGGCTGAAGACCTCCTGCGCGAGTGGATGCGTGTGCTCAAGCCTGGCGGCCTCCTCATCCTTGAGGCGCCGTGCCGGGAGAAGGTCTTTTCGTACATCACTGCCTGCCTGCGGGCTGGGCAGGAGATGAACCCGCGCCTGTCCATGTGGGCGCTCTACGGTGATCCGAACTACCGAAGCGAGGCCATGTGCCACCGCTGGCTGTGGTCGGCTCCCGAACTGATGGCGCTCATGCGATCCATCGGCCTTGAGGACGTGAAGTCCGAGGCCCCGCAGACGCATATCCCGACGAGGGACATGCGGATCGTCGGAAGGAAGAAATGATCCCGATTTACACAGGTTTCGACCGGCGCGAGTCGGTCGGCTGGCACGCCTTTGCCGCTTCAGTCATGGAGCACACATCGGAGGCTGTCGCCTTCGCTCCTGTGTCCGGGAGACAGCGCGACGGAAGCAACGCCTTTACCTATGCGCGCTTCATGGTGCCGTTCCTCCAGAGGTACGAGGGCTGGGCGCTGTTTGCCGATGCCTGCGACATGGTGGTGACGGGCGACATTGGCGACCTGTGGGCGCTCCGGGACAAGACGAAGGCAGTGCAGGTCGTGAAGCACTGCTATGACTCCAAGCACCCGCGGAAGTACGTCGGGACTCGCATGGAGTCGGTGAACGTCCAGTACTCGCGCAAGAACTGGGCGTCGCTGATGCTGATGAACTGCGCGCACCCGGCTTGGAAAAAGCTCGAACAGTTCTTCGACCTTCCCGACCGCGATCTTCTGCAGTTCAAGTTCCTCAAAGAGGACGAGATCGGCGAGCTTCCGGCTGAATGGAATTGGCTGGTCGATGAGTACGGCCCGAATCCGGAGGCGAAGTTGCTTCACTGGACGGCTGGCATTCCTGCATTCAAACACTACGAGACTGCACCTCAAGCCGAGGTGTGGAAAGAGGCGCACGCGCTTGTGAATCACGCGACGGACTGACATGGCAATCAACAGCTTCGGCACGCTCAAGGCGGCAGTTTCCAACTGGCTCGCTCGGTCGGACCTCGCCACGGACGCGGGGACGATCATCAGTCTGGCCGAAGCCAACATTCGCCGGGATGTGCGTTGTCGTGCGATGGAACAGGTGGCCTCGGGCACCCTGTCTGCTGCGACTCTGGCCCTGCCGACCCGCTTCCTTGAAGCTCGGCGCGTCCAGCTTGGCGGGGAAGTCCAGAACTACATGAACCCGAACGAGTGGACGCTGTACGAGGAGTCGTCGTCGGGGGTCTACACGATCATCGGTGAAGAGTTCCACTTTCAGAGTTCTTCGGCGGGTTACGTCATCAACTACTGGCAGGCATTCGCTCCGTTTGAGAACGACGGGGACACGAACTGGCTGATCGAGAACGCCCCGGATGTCTACCTGTGGGCGTCGCTGGAGCAGGCGGCGATCTACATCATGGATCAGGCCTATGCCGGCATGGCTGCTGGGCAGTATCAGAAGGCCCTCCAGCGCCTGAACGTCACTGAACAGAAGGCCCGCTTCGGTGGCCCGCTGTTCGTTCGCCCGCAACTGACGGGAGTGGAAACGCGATGACCTACCGAACCTTCTTCCGCCTCGTTGACGACCCGCAGTTCCAGCAGACGATTCAGTTTGCCGTCTGGAAGGCTGCGACGGACGTGCTCAACGACAGCAACGCTTCGGCGCAGCGCCGGACTTGGGCGGCCAATGCCCTCCGTGGGGACATGGGGGCAGAGCAGAAGCGCCGTGTGGCGATTCGCTGCCTGATGAATCCGACCATCGCGGCGGCTGGCCTCAACGCCTCGGACAACGACGTGCAGTTCGTCGTGAACGGCTTGATCGCGGAGCTGACCGCGTGAAGTTCCTGCCTGACGCCCCGCCGACCACAGCAGGCGTCCTGCTGGAAGTCGAAGCCGTGCCTACTGTGCGCGGCTACGGTGGGGCGCCGGCACCCGTTCCCGTGGGCTATTCGGCCCTTGCAGCCGAGTGCAACGGGGCGACGGTGATCTTCCGCCTTGACGGCACGACGCGGCTCCTGGCGGGCACTCAAGCGGCGCTGTATGAGGGTTCTGGCGGCGTCTGGACGGATCGCAGCCGGGCTGGCGGCTACAGCACGGGCGACGTGCGGTGGTCGTTTGCGGTGTTCGGCAACACGTCACTCGCCATCAACAAGGCCACGGTCCTGCAATCCAGCACAACGGGCGCCTTCGCCAACGTCAGCAACGCCCCCAAGGCCTCGCTGATTGAGACGGTGGGCGGCTTTGTCATGCTGGCCGACACGGACGACTCGGGCCTCTCCATCGGTGGCCTGGCGCCCAACAGCAACGACGGCGACCGCTGGTGGACGAGCCAACTCGGCAACCCCACAGGCACGTGGCAGCCGAACGTCTCGCTTCAGTGCGTCACCGGCAGGCTGACCTCAAGCCCCGGCAAGATCGTCGCGCTCAAGCGACTGGGCGACCAGATCGTGGCCTACAAGAGCCGGGCGATCCACGTCGGCACCTATGTTGGCGTGCCTGAAGTCTTCAGCTTCGCCCAAGTGCCGGGCGAGATCGGCGCAGTCTCAAACGAGTCCGTCGTCAGCATCGGGTCGGCGCATCTCTTCATCGGCGCGGAAGACATCTACCTCTTTGACGGCTCTCGGCCTGTGCCGATCGGGACCGGGGTTCGTGAGTGGTTCTTCGCCAGGCTGAACAAGGCTCAAGCCTTCCGCATCGCCGGCCTGCACGACCGCAACACCTCCACTGTCTGGTGGTGGTACCCGTCGGGTGATTCGTCGGTCCTGAACGCGGCACTGGTCTACAACTACAAGGCCCAGACGTGGGGGCATGTCACGTCGTCTGTCACGCTGCCCCTTCAGTCTGTCACGGAGTCGGTCACTTACGACACGCTGGCGGCTCTGTATGCGACGTATGACGACCTTCCCGACATCAGCTACGACTCGCCCTTCTGGCAGGCCTCTGCGCCCATCCTGGCGGTCTTTGACACGTCTGACGTCATCCAGTCCCTGACCGGCGCAAGCCTCGGCGGATCGCTCACGACAAGCGACTACGGCGACCAAGAAGCCTACTCCTTCTGTTCGCGTGTCCGGCCTCTGTGGGTCATCAAGCCCACGACGGCAACCCTGACCCATACCGGCCGGGTGGCGCAGGGCGAGGTGGGCCAGTCATCGGCTGCTGTCACGCTCAACGGGGACCGCTGGGACTTGCGAAAGTCATTCCGCTGGCACCGTTTCACGGTCGCGGCCACAGGGCCATTCGAGATCGCGGCCATGACTCCCACTCTGACGGGGGCGGGACGTGAATAGGGTGCAGGTCGATCCTCGCTTTGCGTCCGTCTCGGGCAAGCCGTGGGAGTTGCGCACGCAGGACATTCTGAGAGAGCACGCCACCGCACTCAGTCAGGCCGCTGACGGCCGGCTGTGGACGCTGCGCACGGTGACTGCGGCAGCAACGACCCTGCCGTCTGAGACGTTCGTCGTCGTCAAACCTTCCGGCGCGATGACTCTCACGATCCCGGCCGCTGCTGAGACACGCGAGCGGCTGCTGATCGTCAAGCGCGGCAACAACACGACTCACACGGTAACGATCCAGCCGGTGAGCGGAACGATTGACGGCGCGGCCTCTGTGACTCTGACGACTGCATGGCAGCGGCGGATGTTCATGAGCGATGGAACTGAATACTTCGAGGTGACGTGATGTTTCGAGCCATGCAGAACCCGCTGCAGAACATGCAGCAAACGCAGCAACTGGCGCAGCAGAACCAGGGGATGGCGAACAACTTCGCCGCCATGAACAACGCGCTGGCAGCGCAGCAAGCGGGCATGGGCGCCTGGAACGGGAACGTCTTGCCGCCCAAGAATCAGACGGCAGTGCCCGCGCTCAACGCGATGCCGCAGTTCGACCCGAACAGCGCAGCCATGCCCGTCTTTCGTGGGGCTGGGCAACAGAATCAGATGGGCCCGGTGCAACAGAGCGGCTTCGGCTACCAAGTGAACCCCGGAACTGGCGGATTCTTCGAGCAGCAAACGCCGGTCGGCTCATTCGCTGGCGCGCAGCAGCAGCAGGCCAGCGCGACGGGCATGTTCAACCCGTACATCGGCCAGACGACGGGCCAGATCGCAGGCGCTGGGCCTGTCAACGCTGCCACTGCGGCCACGTCGAATCCCTACCTCGGCCAGCAGACCCAGCAGGTGTCCTACCAAGGCGCACAGAGCGCCGGCCAGAACGCCTTCGCTGGGAGCAATCCCTACCTGACGCAAGCCATCGACGCGGGCGCTCAGGACGTGATCCGCAACTATCAGATGGCGATTGCCCCGCAGCGTGACCGGGCGGAAGCCATGAGTGGCAATTTCGGCAATACGGGCACACAACAGTTTCGCTTGGAGGACCAGCGCAACCTGGGGCAGACGTTGGCGAATCAAGCCAACAGCATGCGGATGCAGGACTACACGCAGCAGCAGGGGCTTGCGGAGTCTGCACTGAACCGCCAGCAGGGCTTGAATCAGTTCAACGCTGGCAACCAGTTCCAAGCCAACATGGCGAACGCTGGTTTCAACGCTGGCGACCTCTCGCGCAACCTGGGCGCGACGACGCAGCTCGGCATGTTCAACGCGGGCCAGCTCAACAACATGGGCCAATTCAACGCCGGACTGAACCAGGGCACGCAGCAGTTCAACGCCGGCTTGGGTCAGGCCGACCTGACGCGCAATGCGAACCTCGCTCAGAACATGGGCCAGTTCAACGCAGGCGCGGCGAATCAGGCTTCGATGTTCAACGCCGGCCAGGGCAACGCGATGAACCAGTTCAACGCTGGGTCCGCGAATCAGATGCTCGGCCAGATGCGCAACCTGAACCAGAACCAACGGCAGTTCGACTCGACGTTCGGAGAGAACCAGCGCCAGTTCAACGCGAACTTTGGGGAAGGCCAGCGCCGCTACGACGAAGGCATGGACTTCAACACCTGGCAGGCGAACAACAACCTCCAGCGGCAAGGCGTGTTCGATCAACTCAACGTCATGGGCCAGCTTGCCGGGCTGAATCAGATG